GAAGGGGGTGGGGTGGTGAGGGGTATATATTTTTATTCCCGCCCCCCGCGATATTTCGATGGGGGGGTGGGTAACCGGATTTCGGTTAACTTTGTACATATTTTGCATAAATGTCGCATAACGTTAATTATGCGTAACGCGTATCGTGCAAATACAATGACTTAGCTGCCTGTGGATAACTTTTTGCCCTTCTTGCGCTTGTTTGCCTGCTTTTTAGGCAGATCAGAGTTAACTGAAATATGGTTAACTTCGGTCGCGCGTGCGCGTAATCCGTCATGTGTGTCTTCTCTCTGTTCAACCACATCAACATGCTTCAACTGAGCTGCCTTGTTCACTTGCTGCAATATGTCGAGGTAAGACCCACCAGCCTCATGCGTCACGTCAACCTGCTGCTTGTCGCCATACACCTTCGGCAGCAACCTAGCCGCAGTCCACTTGAAGTTGTCTGACACAAGCCTAGCAGCTTGCGGATCAATCTCACCGTTCAAGACCCGCCTGTTTATCTCATCCAACTGATCCGCATAAATCATTCCGCGAGACGCCAGCGCGTTCATGTACTTGCGCTCAAAGTCCTTGTCGTTGTGTATCTTGTTCCACGTTGTCCCCCACGCTGGCATGTCCTTGTCCTTGCACACTGACTGACCAGCTCTGCCCGCTGTCACGCGAGACAGGAACTCAACCCAAACCTCATCAGGCAATCTAGCTGACATCGTCGTGATCCTCATCATCAAAATCTACGGTCAAAACGTGGCTGGTATTCTCGTCAATCAACAGCAACGCCTCATTGCAATTGCTACACACTATCGACTGCATACTCTCCCAGACCTTACCGCGCGTATCTTGCAGGCAATAGTCACACGTCACTGGCTCCTTGAAGAACCAGACCCAGTGACGCTTAAACTCTAGCACGTCACCCATCTGTATCCACCAGTTCACCCGCACAAGCTAGATAACCCGCACCATCAACATAATTGTCCTGATGATATGGATTGCCCTTCAGCCGCGCTATCTTCAACAGCGTCATCATTATGCCCACGTCAATCGGCGTGACTTCATGCGCCAAATGATTTGACCAATACTTCGCAATCGTTGTGAAGTTGTCTTCCATATTGCCGTGATCCGCCGCCCGATCCTTTGTCACATATTCTTTTGCCGTGTCTAAAACCTCAGCCCTTTTCATTATCCTTGTCCATTTCGTTTATCGTTAAGTTGCAGACCAAGCACTCACGCCTGACCATCTTTTGTTCGTTCACCAGCTTTGTCATCAGGCTCCGACACTTCGGGCATCTATCCTGATCCAACATGCGCTGCCAACTACCATCCCCCGCCTGAATCATTATCCCTCCCATTGCTGAACGGAACCTCAACGCTTGCCAGAGGCTCGTAGCCTCTCATCAGCTCTCTCGGCCACACGTCTATCCTGACGCCGTTACCAACGCGCTGCACGTTCACCGTGAGGTTTCTCACGTCAATCCAAGTGGACGTACCGAGCAACATGTATTCCCGATCCTTCAGTACATCGTCGCGCTCGTTGTCTATGTCTTCCACTTTACGAACCCCACTCAAAACGGTATCTCGTCGTCTAAGTTAGCCGGAACCGGCTTGACGCTCTCAACCTCAGCGCCGGCAAACGCGTTCTTTATAGCATCAACCACAGGCGCATCTTTGTTCAACCCCTCAATTATCCGCCCTACCTCGTCAGCAGAATACACGACCATCTCACGGTTGTCGCGCTTTACCTTACCCGCCTCATAACCTGTTGCCGTAATCGCTATCACGCGACCATCAGGCATCCTGCCCTCAATGTAGTCACCGCTGAGAGGTTTCGCGCCAGCAGCTATGGCGGCAGCTTCTAACGCCGCCACACCACGCAAGGTCACCTCAACCTCATGCTCAATCGACGGATCGCATTTATCTATCGCCGCATTGAGCCTATCCATCTGCTGCTCAAACCTGTCACGCAGATCGCTGCTGCCACACACCCACACTAGACGGTCTACACCCCATCGCCCCTCAACCTCCGACACGACATCATCATATCGATGCAACGCGTCCTGCATCCGACGCATTGCTGGCTGAGTAGGTTGATAATAAACCTTGCTAGGTTTTGGCCTCTGCCTCGTTGTCTTTTTAGCTACCATCATTTTTTCCCTTCGTTCGTGTCGTTCGTACTATCGTATTCGTATCCCCTTAGGGTGGATACGATACGAACGATATCGTACCAATTCGTCATACGATATCGTACGAACACTAAATCCCATACGACTATTCCGCCAAGTTACTGTTAATCCAGCACTTATTGTCGTCTATAACCACCAGCCCCTTGGCCTGAAGCCCCCTCCGCGCCTGATACCGCTGATCTGCCGTCGAATCAGGCGTATTTCGCTCATGTTTCGCCTTCCAATCGTCGTAATGAACCTGCTTTTCATTGCGGTCTATGAGTAGGTTTTGCAGCGCCATAAACGCTATTTCCTGTGCGCCTTTAGATGGCCTGACCTTCTTTGCCTTCTTCTGCACATCGCCAGAGACACGCTCAAGCACGACGGACGTGCCGGATATCATAGCCACCTCGGTCATACGAAACGCCTGATCGTCTACTGGCGTCGCGTCCTTTTGCTTTTCCACACGGATCGTCACATATTCCTCATCCTTTGTGACGACCAGCGACGTATCGACGGCCCCTAGCAGGGCTGACGAACCGCGCATACCGTTTGCCACATTCTTGCCTGAGTGGTGAACACCGACAAACGCACACTTGCAATGCGACTTAATACTGTCGGCGGCAGCCACCCAAAGCCCCATTTCTTGGCTGCTATTCTCGTCAGCGCCGACAAGCGATCTGGCGACGGTGTCACAAAACGCAATCGACCAGCCTGACCCAGCCTTATCAATAGACCGCATCAGCTTCTCGACTTCCGACTGATCCCTGAAGTTCACCGCGATTGGCAGGACGTGCAGGTTATCGTTAGTGCGGATGCCTTTGTTCTGTTCCCACGCGGACAGCCTTTTCCCTATTCCTGCCAAACCTTCGCCAACGATATATAGCACCTTCCCCATCTTAGTCGGCATACCTTGCCACTCAACGCCGTTTGCAATAGACAGCGCCATATCCAGCGCGATAAACGACTTACCAGCCCCTGGTGCGCCGTAAAGCACGGTCAGGCCATTCTCGGTTATGATTCCGTCGTCACCCTCACCGATAGCCCACTCAATCGGCGGCATATTACGGATGTAGTCAGCGCCGACAAACTCAAAATAGTCTAGGCCGTCGCCCTCAACCTCCTCCGCCTCAGCCTCTACCGCCGGAGCCTCAGCCACCGTAGGCGCAGCCTTAACCGCTGCCATCAGATCATCTATCCCCTTGCCGCTGTCGAGCCAGTCAACGACATCGCCCTTGGCCGGTAGTCCGTCCAGCTCCACCCGCTTTATGCGGCCAGCAACGCCAAACAGATTACCGATAACAATATCCGCATGCTCACGCCCCGCGTCGTCATTGTCAGCCAAGACCACGACATTGCGTCCGGCAAAATACTGGTTAAGCACCGGCTGCCACTTCTTGGCACCTCCGTGAGACGTCGTCGCCACCAGCTTCAGCTTTGATAGCCGCTGTGCCGCCTTCTCGCCCTCAACGATAAACACCGGCGCGTCTGGGTTGGTTATCATGTGATGGAGATTATACGGTAGCGCCTCGACGCCATCCATATTGAACAGCCAACCGCCCTTACCGTCTGGCCGGCACTGCCTAAACGTCTTCGGCTCAAACCGCCTGACCTGATAGCGCACCTCGCCCTGATCGTCGATGTAATCGTACACCGCTGACATAAACCGCGCTGGCTGCAAAGACTGCTGCGCCTGACGTTGTATGCCGAATTTTCTCTCTAATATCTCGGGGATGTTGCTGGCGATTGTGGCGCCCTCGTTCATCCGCACCAAGTCCACGCAGCCACCGCCCTCGTTAGTTTCAAAGTCAAACCAAGTGCCTTTACCCAGATGCACCTCGCGCGATCCACGATTGCCAAACCGTAGCGTCCGGCCTTTCTGCGACAGCTTCATATTGGGTTCACCCCAATAGTGCCTCGCTATTTGCTCGATGTGAGCCGATATATTTGTCATAACTTAAACCCTTTCCTGCCCCTTTATCCCTTTGTTAAAGCGGCCACGGCGATCAGGGAAAGGGAGGAAACCCTAACCGCCGTGACCTACTGCGCTAGAACAGGTCGCTGCCTTCTACTGGAGCCGCCGAGGTGGCAACGGCTTCCATCACAGGCGCTGACACTGTCGGCGCAGGTTCTTGTGGCGCTGCTGCGCCATCTAGGGTGGCCGGACGGTCAACCCAACCGGAGATAACCATCACCGGCTTCTTAAAGGTCAGCTCGCCGTTAGGCGTGTTCACCTTGTAACGCTCTGAGCCGGTAAACTCAATGACCGGCACTTTGCCCGCATTGTCGGCCTTCTGAGCCTCATACGCATTATGTAGGTCGTTGAACGGCACAGTCATAGTCTTTGCGCCGCTGGACAGCTCACGCAGCCCCAGCTCCTTGTTGCAGAGCTTGACCTGAAACCCCTGATTGTGGTCAGGGCTTGGGCGTGCCGGCATTGGCTCACCAATGTTGACCAGATGGAAGTCTGGCGCACCACCAACAAAGCCGAGCCAGCCGACCTTGATGTTCTCCAAGTCCATCGCAACCTTGACCGGATATTCCAGCTCGGACTCATCCTTGACCCAAGTTCCGCCCTCGTCTTGATGCCGGTCAACCTTAATGATGTAACCACCGCGTGTGTCGTATTTTAAAATCGGCACGATTGTTGAACCGTCACCGCTATTTTCATTCACAAATCCTAAAGCCATTTAACTTTTCCTTTTACGTTTTCAGCTTTTAAAATTGGCTCACAACCGTGAACCCCTCAATTGGATAGTAGGCACAGACGTCACGATCCGCCGGATCGCCTCGGTCTGACCTGCCACCCATTCTCACCGCAAACTCACTGGCGAAATTTATTCGCACCAGTGCGTCGCGGTAAAGCACGATAAAGTACGACGGCAATCCTGTGCAAGCAGAAATGTCATGCGCCCTGATAACCTTGTGCAGGTTAATCATTGCCGTCGGGTACTTATTCATCTCAAATGTGCGTGCCTTTATCTCGGCAAACGCCACTATTTTTTCTTCAAAATCGTCGGTGATGGCCACGTCCAAGCCAAAACTTATCGGCAGCTTATCGAGGCTGTAGCCCTTTTCCGCCAGCAGATCAGCGACGCGCTGCTCGTTGTTGCGGTCGGCCTGGGTTTCATACATTGGCCGGGTCATAAGTTAACCCCAACGCGCTTTTTAGCTAATCTGCTCCACAGGTCTGTCATTGGTCTAAGCTTTTCATTTTTCATAATCCAGCAGGGGCCGTGTCCTAAACTTACCTGCACGGAATGTTCAGAAAAATCAGCCGCTGCTGCCCAACCCCTCACATCCATAACGCTATCATCTTCGGTCGATGAGACTAATACGCAAACCACAGATTTGAAAGCATCCCTGCTTTTGAACAACATCCTGCCGTCTGGGTAAAAGGTTGACTTCACGTCGATGTTAACGCCGCCGCACCACATATCCGCGCCATCATCAATGCCTAACGCGCTAGGCTCATAGTCAAGTTGCAGCAAAGACGCGACTGCAAATTCAGCCCGGACGCCCAAATAGTCTATGTCATTATCAGACCTGCTACCATCTTTGCGCTGATTACCGACACCCGACATGCGTGCCAATTGCCATCGACCAGTGGCAGCTTGTCGGCATTTGGATAAATCTCTTGGCGGTATTTGAACCAGCATCACATCACCGCCAGATGCTCGCGCAGCACCATCTCAAACGTCTCCCAATCCAGCGTAGCCGTGTAACGCCAGTCGTAGCACTCGGCTATGTCCTGCGCCACGCTAGAGTTACCCAGCACCACAAGCGCCTCAATCGGTATCCGCACCTGCGTCTGCTGCCGATCCAGCTTATAAATTAAACACGGCAGCGCGTCATTAGTATTGGCCGCAGACTTAGCCGCCGTGACTATCTGATCCCACCACTTTGGCGACACGCCTGAGGCATATCTTTTGCACTCAATTAAAAACGGAAACGGCTTGTTATCCGCTGGCTCCAGATCGCTCAGGTTCTTTTCCTGATATTGTGATAGCCGCCTGCGTAATTTCCTGCCTGTGGCCAGCTCAATGAGTTTGCAGGTCTCACGCTCAAACGCCGCCCCCTTGGCGCGCCCCCCACCGGCACGCATCAACCCCGCCCCGCTTGTCTATCCATCTCAAACTGAATGGCGCGTTGCCGTACATTTGCCTCAAGCTGTCTGACCAACAGCTCATCGGCAAGCGACGACTGCGACCTATGAGCCGACACATCCAGCTCGGCCTTTAGCATTTCGATGGTCGAGGCTCTGAGCCTCAACAAAACTGGTTTAACTTCACTCATTTTATGACCCTTCTGTGATCGTTGCTGGAAGCAAAAAACGCTTCTGGCTTCTTTTTGGTACGCTTATGCCCCAAAACACCTACATGCCGTCAGCGGGCAAATTTGGGCGATTAAAGGCATAGTG